AAACAGGTAACTACCGAGCATCCAAAGCAACTGTAAAAAGGCGTATTAGACAAGGATAAACTGTGAACATACTCGTATCATTAGATGGCGTACTAAGTTCGGAATCAGGGGAACCAATCCGTGCTGGAGTCGCACTTTATTACGCCCTAAACATCAACAACCGTGTAGCCATCATGACTTCTCGTGGAGAAGCAGATGCTAAACACTGGCTGCAATCGCACGGCATCATCAACTATGACGATTTGATTGATTCTTCTTTTGCATTGGAAGGTGAGAACTTAAAGAAGAGACAGTTCACTATGTCTCGTTCAAGAGCTCCCATTGAGATGTACGTAGACTCAGACCCAACCATGTGTGCTTGGGTATTTGAAGAGCAACATATCCCAGCAGTCCTCTTTGCTCATCCCGGCTTTGCTGCCGTAGAGAACCGACCAGATGCCCCAAAGAAGGTACGACGCTGGTCTGACATTGAAGACTCAATAACACGGGTGAACATAGCCCGCTCAGAGAACGCTCAAAAGCCTAAAGAAGCAGAACTCTGGTCTGACTGATGCGTATCATCTTTAGCGGAGCTGAAGTAGGCTCCAATCGCAATCTTCTTTTTGGCTCTAAAGTTGAGTCAATGGGACTCAATTATTGGACCCTACGCAAAAGAGGTTTACCAACTACCAAAAGATGGTTGATTTCTGAGCACTATGACTCAGCTACTCAGGTGTTCATTGAGTCTGGTGCAGCTCAAGCTGAGAAGGCAGGGTTGTCAAAAGAAGAGCTAACTTCTTTAGCAGCCGATTATCAGGAGTTCCTGGTTGATAACAGCGAGCGAGCTACAGCTTACATGGAGTTTGACTCACTGGTTCTGGGAAAAGACTGGGTTGAAGCTCAACGCCCTTTCTACGAGCATGACCCTAAGTTCTGGGTTGTCTGGCATGAGGAGTACGGCTTACCAGCCCTTAAAAGCCTTTCTGAGACCTACAAGAACGTGGTCATACCCAACGACGAAATTGAGTCAGTCACCAGCCTAGCCGCCCTTACACGGGGCTATCAGAGGCAGGTTGGCACCCAGTACCACGCCCTTGCCTGTGCCAAGCCAGACAACCTACGGCAGATACCATTTAGCACTGCAAGCACATTGTCATGGCTTTCCCCGATGCGCCGAGGGGAAACAATCGTGTGGGATGGCACCCAGATTAAGCGTTACCCAAAGAGAATGAAAGACCAAGCCAGACCTCGTTACAAGGCTATAGTGCAGAAGGCTGGACTGGACTATTTGGGGTTTAGCCAAGATAACACCCTAGAAGCAACTAAAGTTGCAGTCTGGTCATACCTACAATTGGAGTCATCCATGGATAAGAAAAGCCCTAACTTTCACATCATTGAAGGTGGCAATAAGCCCGAAGTATCTGATAACAGTGATACCCCACTTATGTCAGGTATGATGGAATTAGGGGGGTACCCTTCTGATAACAGTGATGTTGAAGTGCGGAAAGTTTCTCCTACAGAACTGGTACAAAGGGCCCCTGAAGAGGTGACTAACCTTCCTGTTTTTGGCTACAAGATGAAGACCGTAGTGGAGACAGACGAGAACGGCAAGGACGTCTTGATGGACATCCCTGTAGTTCAGACTCAACAATCTTCTTTAAGGCAGTGCGACACTTGCTTTGTAGCTGCTAACTGCCCAGCATTTAAGCCAGCAAATACCTGTGCCTTTAACCTTCCAATTGAGGTAAAGACTAAAGAACAATTAAAGGCTTTGATGACTTCAATGATTGAAATGCAGGGTCAAAGAGTGGCTTTTATGCGTTTTGCTGAAGAAATGAACGGTGGCTATGCAGACCCTAACGTCTCCCAAGAAGTTGACCGCCTTATCAAGATGGTAGAAAAAATCAACGATATGAACTCGGACAAAGAGTTCATTCAGATTACTGCTAGCCGTCAATCTTCTGGTGGAGTTCTTTCCGCTATCTTTGGAGACAAGGCTCAGGCTCTTCGTGAACTTCCTGAAGCATTGAAAGAAGAGCAAGTCACTAAGATAATTCAATCATCTTTAGAAGATTAAGTTATCTGATAACAGCAAGTGGAGGATAGTGGAACAAGGTGGAGGCTAGTTTAGCCATTCAAGCCACCCCCTATCAGTCAACAAAGTTAACAAGTGCGTGGTAGGTTTCCACCCATCACAATAGGTCTTCCTATTGAGGGGTATTTACTAATAATTAGAAATGGTGGTATAGAGATGGGTTTGTTCTCTTTTGAACTAGCCAATGAATTCGTAGAATCCTACAAGGGCAAGAAGGCTCCGTTTGGGTATCAAGATGCAGCAGGAAATTCGGTAGGGGAGATTACCTTTCTCCGTACCTATTCTCGTCTGAAGGAAGATGGTACTAAGGAAACGTGGGTAGACGTCTGCCAGAGGGTAATCAACGGGATGTACTCCCTGCAGAAAGACCACGCCAAGTTGAACCGCCTTCCATGGTCAGATGCTAAGGCAGCAGCCTCGGCTAAAGAAGCTTTTGACCGTCTTTTTAATCTTAAGTGGACACCACCTGGACGAGGCTTGTGGGTCATGGGTACTCCTCTCGTCAACGAACAACGTAACTCAGCAGCCCTACAAAATTGCGCCTTTGTATCAACAGGGTCAATGACTAAGACAGACCCAGCAAAACCATTCGCCTTCCTCATGGAAGCCTCAATGCTTGGAGTGGGCGTTGGCTTTGATGACAAGGGAGCAGACAAGGACTTCACAATCTATGAACCAAAAGAAACCTACGACTATCAAATCCCTGACACCAGAGAAGGCTGGGTTGAATCAACCGCTGCCCTCATCAATTGCTACCTTAAGCCAGATACGAAGAGCCCTGTCTTTGACTACTCGCTCATCCGACCTGCTGGGGCGCCAATCAAAACCTTTGGTGGAACAGCAGCAGGACACGAGCCTCTAAAGAAGTTACATGACCATATCGTTGCTATGTTTGCCGGTAGAGCTGGAAACAAGCTCACTCGCAGAGACCTTGCTGACATTGGCAACATGATTGGTGTTTGTGTTGTTTCTGGAAACGTACGCCGTAGTGCGGAACTTCTTATGGGCCGTCTTGATGACCAGAACTTCCTTGACCTAAAGAACTATGAGAAGAATCCTGACCGCATGGCTTACGGATGGATGTCTAACAACTCCGTAGAAGTATCTGTTGGTCAAGACCTTTCTCCAATCATTGATGGCATCTCACTTAATGGTGAGCCTGGAGTTATTTGGATGGATGTATCTCGTCAGTATGGTCGTCTTGCAGACCCAATCAACAACAAGGACTGGCGTATTGCTGGATATAACCCTTGTGCTGAGCAGTCTCTTGAGTCTTACGAGTGTTGCACATTGGTTGAGACTTATTTAAATCGCCATGAGAACTTAGAAGACTTCAAAAGAACTTTGAAGTTTGCTTATCTTTATGCCAAGACTGTAACTCTCATTCCTACACACTGGCAAGAGACCAATGCCATTATGCAACGCAACCGTCGTATTGGAACTTCAATCTCTGGAGTAGCAAACTTTGCAGATAATAATGGTTGGTCTGTTCTTCGTACCTGGATGGATGAAGGTTACAAAGTCATAAAGAACTATGACATTAACTATTCAGAGTGGCTTGGTATTCGTGAGTCCATAAAGACGACTACCGTTAAACCTTCAGGAACAGTTTCTATCCTTGCCGGTGAATCTCCGGGGGTTCACTGGGCTTCAGGTGGAAAGTTCTTTAACCGAGCAATCCGCTTCTCAAACAATGACCCTATGCTTCCGCTATTCAAGATGGCTAACTATCGGGTTGAGCCAGCAAACGAATCGCCCGAAACTACGAGTGTTGTTTTCTTTCCTGTAAAGACAGAAGCAAAGAGAGCCGAAAAAGAAGTTTCAATTTATGAAAAGGTTGCTCTTGCAGCTGCAGCTCAAAGATACTGGTCAGATAACTCCGTCTCAGTCACCGTTACCTTTGATGGTGAGAAGGAAGCAGACTCCATTGAGTCCGTGCTTCACATGTATGACGGACAGTTAAAGACGATTAGTTTCTTGCCTATGGGTAATCAGGTTTATCCCCAGATGCCATACACACAAATCACGGAAGAAGAGTATGAGGCAGAGGGTGTCATGAAACTTTTCCCTATTGACTTGTCAGGTGTCTATGCTGGTATGGCTGCTGACGCTATAGGTGAGGCTTACTGCACTACTGATGCTTGTGAAGTTAAGTTGATTAAAGACAACACCTCTGCTACGGTGTAACCCCTTACTGCGTGGAAGGAAGCCCTGCCTTTTGGTGGGGCTTTCTTATTTGTTCTTGTTGTTAGCCGCTGCAGAACGAAGACGCTTCTTTTCTAATTGCGCTTTACGATTGGCTTTTGATTTATCTGAACTTGATTTTGCTTCTGCTTGGGCTTTGACATGTTGTTGCTGAGAAAGCACAGACTCTCGGTAAGGCTTGCTTGTATCTCTGATAACAGTCACAATCTTCTTTGGGTGAGGGGTTGTCACGACCTTGATGATGTGGTCAATGTTGTCAGGGTCACGCATTTGGTGCATGATGTGACCGTTATCTTGGATGCTTTGAGCGCCTTCGTTGATTACCTTTTGTGCCAATGGTCCAGAGATGTCACGCTCAAACGAACGGTCACCAGCATGGCGTGAAGGGTCAAAACTCATAGGTAAAGGGTACAAAAAAAGCCCCAATAGCACTTGGCTATCGGGGCTTCTTCTAAGGCTTTTACTTATTTAACGGTGGCAATTTAACGTAACCAGTCTTCTTACGATTCATAGAACCTGGCTTCTTAAAACCAGTTCCTTTTGGCATATTTGCAATACGTGCTTCTAATGCTGCTTTAATCTTCATTTGATTTTTGTGTGCGCCCACTTAGTTCCCCCTTTCATTAGAGATACTATCAGAAAAGCCCTGCCATTTCTGACAGGGCTTCTCGTATGCCTTCTGCTATTGCTTTGGCTTTTGCTTAGGCTTTGCTTTACGTATGGCTTTCGTCTGATAGCCAATCGTCTTTATCTTAGCCTTTGCTTTTGCTACGGCTTTATGTGCCTGAGTGTGTGCCTTGTATGGGTACTGAGCAAGCCAGTCTTGTACGACCTTCTGCTTTGTGCCCTTCCATGCACTCCAATTTTTGCCCCCATTACTCATTTGATAAGCAACGGTGGCGTTCTTCACAGGATTTAGCAGTTCGGCATTGTAAGCCAAACCGTAATAGGCTCTTCTATCTGCGCCCATAGAGCCAAGCATGTTGATTTGGAACAATCCATACGAGTGGTCTCCAGTATGAATGTTGCCATTGTAATCAAGCGCATTTCCATGTGATTCTTTCATCGCTACTGCCCACGCATACTTCAAGTTTTGACCTTGAAATCCTACGGCTTGTAACAGTCCTACTAAGTCCTTCGGAGGAAGAACCGCCTCGTTCTGATACTTCTTTAGCATTAGCATTTGTGCTTCTGCCTTACTTGGTGCTACTGCCGGAGCAGCAAGACCTACAAGTAAGATAGTCATTACAGGCATTGTGGTCATCATTCCGAGAACCCTTTTGCCTCTGCTTGTTAGTTTCATAATCACTCCAAATAGTCATTAACGAGTTCACTCGCCTTTGACTGCTGGTGGCGGATTCGGTGCAGATACCTTTCCGTCGTTACGATTGACTGGTGACCTAACCTCTCTTTGACCTCATGCACATCCACCCCGTTCTTTAACAACTGGGTAGCGTTAGCGTGCCGAAGGTCGTGAGTGGTGGGATACCAACCAATACCTGACTTGTTGATGGCTTCGTTCCAAATGGCTCGCCACTTGTCACGAGGTAGATGGCTTTCGCTAAGGCTTTTGCTATGGCTTTCGCTTTTGCTAAGGCTTTTGCTAGTGCTTTTGCTAAGGCTTTCTACCTTGCCCTTTCCCTTGTCCTTTCTATAGTGATTGCGGTACTCCCTAACCGCTTGCTTACAGTCCTCACACCGACAACCGCCGACATTGTACGAATACGCCGTTGCGTGTTGGAATGTTCTGCTTCCAATGATGTAAGGCTTTCCTACTTTTTGGGTAGGACTTCCTATTTTACTAGCCTTCTCAACCAGGTGCTTTGAGAAGACCAATTCTTCTTTTGATAAGGCTTTTGCTATTACAAACGTCTTTATCTCTGCTACGAGCTTATCAGACAGCACAACTGTTCTTTTGTTGCCGTTCTTTGTCGCCGCCACTACGAGAAATCTTTTCCCCTCGGAATGATATTTAGAGCCTACATCTGAAACAGTTCTTCGTACATAGACTTCTTTAGATTGAAAATTGAAGTCTTTTACTCTTAACTCTGTTGCTTCCCCGTACCGGCAACCGGACGCTATGAGGAATCTTGCTAAAAGACGACTACCTTCTGTGGGCAAGTTCTTTAGTATCTTATTGAAGTCCTGCGGGTCAAGTGTGTAGGTGGGGTCAGGCTTTGGTACTGGTATGCGTATGCGGTGGGTGGGATTGGTGGCTATCGCTTCGTCATCTACGGCGAGCCTAAAGAGAGAACCTAAAGAAGTCTTTAGGTGGGAGATAGTGCTTGGGCTTAGACCCTTACTTGCAAGTTCATCTAGTAATGCTTTAATGTCTTTCTTGGTGATTGCGGAGATGCGCCTAGTACCTAAAGTCGGTTGGGCATACTTCTTTAGCAGGGTTAAATAAGTCTTACGAGTAATGACCCTAATCTCCTTGTTGTTCGCAAGTTGTTCAAGGTAAGTGTTGAATGTGTTTTGATTATTGGGCATGAGATTAAACTCGCCTTCTTCGGCAAGTAGTCCAGCGTTAAGTGCTTTAGCCCTAGAGTTGAATGTGCCTACCGATTTGACTTTTCCGTCATGGCGGTAATAGGCGGTAAATCTTCCATTTCGTTCTACTGTGTAAGCCATAACTGCCAGCCTACCAGCGAGTAGCAAATAGAACAAAAAAAGGGAACAGATTGCACTTGGCAACCTGTTCCCTTTTAGTTAAAGATTCCTATTATGAATCTTCTTTTGCAACTTTTCTTCGTTGTGCTTGGCTTGTTAAGTGCCACTTGTTACAGATGTTGCATTGGTAAGTTGCACATGGCTTCCTTCTATTGTTATTTAACCATTGACTTTTCCAAATCATAGTCATGGCTCGTTCTGCATTGTATCTAGTTGCGTACCCTTTCTTTTCTTCACAACGCATTTCGCTTTTCTTTCTCAACGCAGTTGTAACAGAACCACATAACAAACTCGCCTTGACTTGTTGTTATGTCTTTACCATTGGCTTTTATTCCTTCTTGATTGCATTTATCACAAATCCAAACTTGGTCTTGGTCTGTGATACGGCGAATAAACAACTCACCCATTTCATTCTCCTTCCTTTACTTGTAACCATACGAAACCTTCTTGGTGTCGTGTTATCTGTCCGAGTATCTGAAACCATTGTTCATCTACTTCGGCAGTTATCTTGTAGGTACTCATCATGCTCTCGCTTTCTTATAGATTTTATTTGTCTTTACATACTTGTTTAGGTAGTCATTGTTCTTTTTACTTGTTCTTACTTTATGGTGATAGGCACATCTAACAACACACTTGTTTATCTCCTTCTGTAACTTAATAAGAGGAATACCGCTTTTGATACCTTCCGATACATCAAACAACTTTCTTCCTCTTACATGGTCAAAGTCCAAACCTCTTATGTCGTTGTTGGTACAGTTCTTTTCAACGCAAGGATTGTTCTTTTTGTATTCGGCTACATAAGCCTGTAATAACGCACGCCTTTTTGCTTTAGCGTACTTAGTCTGCTTAATCATTATCTTGTGATTAACCTTGTAAGTATCAGCACTAGACTTCTTTTGACAGTTACGGCATTGAGTCTGCAACTTGTCAGGGCGTGCGCTATTACGATTAAAAAGATGAGTGGCTTTGTAGCGATTGCACTTGAAACATCTTTTTGTGGTCTTGCTTTTGATTTATTATTCCTCTTTCTGCTCTGCCACAACTCTCAACACATACTTCTTCTTATTGAGGTCTTGGTCGTTGATTATCTCCTGTGCTTTACCAACTACGACTTCCCATAAACTATTTGGCGATTCTTCTTTATCGTCAATAGTTACTGATACTGCCGTTGTTAGTTCTACCTTGTATGACTTAATTGCCATTCTTCTTTACCCTTCCCATAGTTGTAATTCATTGTCTAATTGGTATCGGTCTGCTTCTACACATCTCTCTACCCATGCTTTTGTTTTGTATCTTCTTTTGTCTTTAGTCACCCATTGAGTGCCGTCAGTTACTTGCCATGACCAACCCTCATCAAACTTGATAATGAGGTATCTATTGTCGTCAGTAAGGTATTGACCTGCCGTTACCTTATGCAACTTCAACTTGTTGTTGGGCTTGACTTTCATTTATTTCTCCTTCCCATAGTTCTTCCTCTATGTCTTTTGTTTTGAGTTCGCACTCATCACATAGTTCGGGTGTCTTATCTCCTTCACACCCAACTGATTCCCAACACTCTTTGCATTGGTGGTGTTCACCCATTAAATACTCCAGCCGTTCACAACCTGCGTCACCTAGTGAACCGCCTTCGTATGAAACTTCTTTACCCTTTTTGTATTCATGTTCGCCCCAGAAGTCTGAGCCACCTTCCCAGTAGTTATAGGTAAAAGAAAGTTTCCTATGTTCTTTTGCAAGTGCAGAGATGACCTCAATTACCGGACTCCACGCACTCTCAAACGAGTAGCGCACTAATCCGTTCTCCCATTCTGATTCATCTCGTCTAGGGTCGCTTAAATCCCATTTACTACCCCAGTTCTCTATGTTCCAGTTGTACCAGTTGTTGTTCTCTATCTCAGGTCGTGGAATAACCTTGTGACATGAGAACACGCTTTGGTAATGCTCATCAGTTGATTCGCTCGGTGTTATCTCAACCTGCTTCATCAACTTGCTAAGTTCTTTTGGAGAACCTTCAACTACGAGTTCATTTATGCACCAGTTAGGCATTGTCCTTTACCTTTCTATGTTTAATTGCCTTGTAACTTTTTGATTCACCTTTACTTGTTGAGTAGCCGTATCGCACTAAGCGAAAGGCAATAGCACCATGAGTAATGCCAAGTTCTTTTGCTAGGCGATAACCCGATACACCACTCATTAAAGTTTCGTGAATGAGTCGTGTGTATTCCTCTGCTTCTTCACGATACTTAACACTCTTACCTCTTACTGCACTTGCTTTAGGTTGAAGTTCTTTTAGTCGTGCCAGCACTTCAGGGTCGGTTGTCTTTCGTGTTGTAACTGTCTTAAAGACATCTGCTTTTGGTAGTTCAGGTATAGGTAGTTCACTTACTTCAGCAAGAATGGTGTCACTATGTTGGCACTTTTCATAAAGACGAATAGCCTCTCTTGTAATGCCAAGCGGTGTAGCGATAGATTGCAGAGTCCAGCCAGCCTTACGCAAGAGAGTTGCATACGCCTTGCGTTGTGGCAGATTGAGTCGTGACAATACATCAGCAACTTCTTTAGGCAGAGAATGTCCGTTCTTAATAGTTCTAGTTCCTACTGCCTTGTATTCTTTTTGCACCTTGGCTTTATACGAGGCGTATTTGTTGGGATTGTTTAGTTCCAATTCGGACTCCTTTGTTAGTCATAGTTGTTAGTTCTTCTTGTAGTCGTACCATTTCTTTTGCAAACGCTTCTCTTGCGTAGTCATGGTATTCATCAGGGATTTGGTCTATCGTCTTTTGCTCTAAGTGATAGACATACTCGCTTCTGTATCGCAAGCCACCATCTTTCTTAAATCCTCTCACCTCTATTTGATTGAGATGAACAGTATTTTCTTTATAGTCAGTTGAGTAGTTCAGTTCTTCTAGTCGTACCTTCTTTAGCACTCCTGTTGGTACGAGATTGCCACCTTGCCATTCTCGTTCTTCAAGGTCAATGAGAATCTGCTTGTTATCTTCCAGCACTACACGACATGAGAAAGATAGATTGCTACTTTCATTTACTTTTGTTTCGTTATTTATTTCTAGTGTTGCCATTTGTTACTCCGTATCCCATAGGTCTTTGTCTATTAGTTCTTCTTCGGCTAACTTCTTTTGTTCTTCTAATAAGTCGTTAAACTTATCCCTAGTTGTGTCGTTAAGTTCTTCATTGAACCTATCCCACACATACTCAGCACTATCAACAGAAGACATAACTTCATAAATAAAGTCCTCTGTTATTACATCTTTATCAACAGTAATTAAATTGTCATTTTCATCTGACATTTCAGAATCGTTGATAATCGCTATGAGTTCATCTCTATCAACCCAAATACACCAAACTTTTTCGTCAGGGTTCATGTTGCTAAAGACTGTTGCAAGTTCTTTTGCCGTTCTCATTTATTTATTCCTTTCTTTTTAGTTGTAACGCTTTGCACAAATCGGTCCGATACCACCAGCAACACTCTTTAATACTGTGAGTGTGCGACCACAATGGCAACAGATACCTGTCTGTACCGAGTATTTGATTGCGTTCTCTAGTGTGAGTCGGTCAGTAGGTTGTACCTTCTCCAAGATTGAATCTTCTTTTACTTTGTTAGGTTCACGAAGATACTTTCCAAACTGCTTGTCATACGACCACACTTGCCACTTCTTAGATTGAACACCCATACGAATTGAATAGATAGTTCCGTCTAGTAAGTAAGCACCAACCTCTGTGATTGTGATTGGTACTGCTTTGTTAGGCGTGCGTTGCAGTTGAGCGATAATCTCAGATACATCTTTGCGGTCTAGTTGCTCAATAGAATTAACTTTGCGATTGTAAAGATAATGATTGAGAGTATCTAAGCCACCTTCCTTCTTTTGGATTAAAGAAGTTGCATAAGAGATTTGTTTCTCTGTTGCATGAATAACTACACCAGCCTTGTTAGGTAGTGCTAGTAACTTTGTTATTACTTCACCAGCACCCTGCACATTAAGACTTGAAGTATCTATGTTTCCTAAAGAATGTTCTTTAGTTTCCAATAGTGTCTTAATGAATAGTTGTTGCTTCTCGCTTGCATGGCGCACTTGATACTCGCCATAACCATTTGCACCTCGGCTACCACCTGTGCGGTGTTTAGTTGTTGTTGTCATTTGTTATCTCCTGTTCTGTGTTGTTGTCTTCCATTTCTTTTTCCATTCTTTCTTCTGCCCATTTCTTATACTGTTTTTTTGCTTGCTTCTTTATCTCTCGTACCTCTTTAGCGGTTATCTTTTGTAGTTCTATTAACTCGTACTCATAGTTGTTGTTTTGTTCAGCACTAAACTTCTTTTGCCGATTAAAGTTTCGTTGTGCCAAGTCAAGTCGTGCATGACACCAACCATAAGTTTCTATTTGTTCCGGACGAAAGTGTGGTGCTTTGATACACACAACAGAGTGCGTGTATCTATCGTCATGACTTCCACGAATAAACTTCAAGCCCGTACTTGTAATTGCTAAATAATAAGTACGAGGATTGCGTGTCCAATTTACATTTAATAGTTCTTGACCCATTTTATTCTCCGTTCTTTATTCGTGCTTGTAACTTACTTATCTCATGAGCAGACTCTCTCAACCCTTGCGAGTTGAGATAAGCCTTCTCCTTTCCTAGTGCTTGAAGTATTACTGCTAGTTCTGTATTTGTTAGTTCCATTATGCAACCACCGCCTTTCCTTCATAAGCAAGTTCTAATAGTCGCTCAAACTCTGCAAGAGAGATTGACACAACTGCTTTGTAATCAACTCCATAACCATTTGCATTTACATCAACAACTGCACCAGCACCTAATAAATCTTTTGCACTAGTGATTACTGAGGTAGTTGAGCGAGCGACTTCTTCTTCAACCTTACGGCGAATCTCTTGCTCTTTGATTGCTTGCTCTTTGCGCTTGCGGTCTTCTTCCTGTTCAGCAGATTGCTTTGCTCTCCACTTAGGTTCAAGCACCGACCACTCTGCAACTACATCTGCAAGTCGTGAAGTCCAATAATAATCTGTGCCGTTGCTATCAGTTGCTTTGACCAAGATACCTACTGAACGATTACCTGCTTGTGCTTTTACGAAGTCAGAAGCAGATTGCTTTTTAATTGAAGGTTCATACTCATACTTATCAAGAGAGATAACTGTTGCTTTGACTACATCATTCTCTCGGACTCTATCTACATCTCTTGCACTCTGATTGTTGTAAGTCCATGAAGGTACGATTGCATACTCACCATTTAATTTGATTTCAGATAGTTTCATTTATTTATTGCTCCATTTCGTATTTGTTATTGGGGCAACCAATTTGATTGCCCCAGTTGTATCTTCTTTAAGCATTAACAAGATTGCGCTTGATTGACACTTTCACAAGTTCTTTACCGAGTGAGAGAATGTCTTTTGCATTTGCGATTGAAGTCATTAACTCAAACGAATGGCGATACTGATTGAGTTGTTCTGCATTAGGTTGATAGCCACCTGTGATTAAGGCTTGGCAAGTAAGAACACCAGCGTTCTTCATCTCAACTACTGCCTTCTCTCCTTTGTCTGTCTGCCATGCGCCGTCAGTAATCATGAATAGAATCTTGATTGCTTTGTCGCTCTCTGCAAGAACACGCTTTGCATAGAGAATTGCAGACTCAGGATTAGTGCCACCACTTGCGCCCGAATCACGAACAGTTGTGCCAGCCTTATCATCAGCACCATAAAGAAGATGAGTGCCATAATCAAACGCCACAACAGTTGTGCGTGCTTCAACACGCTCTAGTGCCTTCTTGATTGCCCACATAGATTTGTAAGCGTTATCAGCATTATCGCCGTCCATGCTTCCGCTTCTATCAAGAAGAATGACCGCTTCAATACTCACTACATCATCACGACCCTCACTCCACTCATCAAACACAGAGTCAAGGTCATCACCACGCAAGTATCTATCGGCATTTAATTTTCCAGCACGCTCTCCTGTAAGCCATGCAGGGTCGTAGTCAGCACGCAAACGCTCTAACTCAACACCGAATTGCTTTGCAGTAATCGCAAGGTCATCAGGTACTCGTACCTCATTGTAGTTAGCCTTTTTCGGTGTCTGCTCGTTACCACCATTGAGGTCTGACTCAATACCTAACTGATTTGCGATTGAGTTAATTTCTTTTGCAAGAGAATCAACTACATCAGAGAGAATGTCGTTGAGAGTATCTGTGACTTGTGAATTAGTACCAGTAGTACCTTCTTTATTACCTGCACTCTTACTTGGTGATTGAGTCGGCTTCTCTGAATCAGAATCAGAATCATTGAAGTCATCATCACCGAAGTCATCACCGAAGTCATCAGAGTTCATTGGTGCAGGGCAACCATTCTTAGGCGCACTAGGCTTTTGCACCTCGGACTCATCACCAGCAGAATCAGAAGATGAATCTTCTTTTGTATTTTCTTTTGGTGTTGTGTCAATAGTTATCTCCACAACTTTCTGATTTGCTTTTGCTTTGTCACGCTCTTGCTCGCTCTTAGTTGCAGGGCGATTGGAAGATGACTCGTATCCGTCAGTAGGTCGTGTGTCGTGTCCATGAGGATTTGGTACACGAATGATTACTGTCACTTCACCTTCACCTTCTCCGTTACCTTCACCGCCATTTGGATTATCCATTGGTGGCAACTCTTTGAGTAACTCATTGAATTGTTGAATGAGTGAGAAGGCACGCTCTGTGTTGTCATCATTACCAGTAAGAATCAACGAGTTGTATTCGTCAATTACATTGGCGAGTTCCTGTTGAATCTCAGGCTTAATGAAGTTGTCACTTGATAACTGTCGCAACTCAACTGGGAGATACTTGCGACCATACACAAGAGGGAATGAACGACCGATTGCTTCTTCATTAGTCATCAAGTAATCAACCATAGTTGCAGTAAGCCATGACTTAATTGAAGGCAACCAACCAGTTAAAAGAAGTTCAATACGAGAGTCTTCTAAACAGTTGAATGATTGCCACAATTCTTTTGAGTTGTCTTGGCTCTTGATTAGTTGAACAAGATTGCTTCCGTTACGAGGCGTGTAACGAAGATGACCGAGTTCATGAAACGCAACTCCATTGTGTGAAGCGATTGAACGAGAAGTAAAGTCATCTTTAATCTCTGCAAGATTAAGCCAAACTTCTTTTGTGCTACTCCAAGCAGGAGAAGCCATGTCATGTCGTTCAACTACATTGACACTTATCTTGTGTGAAGTAAGAACAGAGAGTGTTTTACTGAATACACCAGCGAGTGCAGTAATGCGCTTACGCTTTAATGTTTCACGCTCTTGCTTCTCTGATTGTGCTTCTTCATGAAGTGTAGGAATGTATGTACGCATTTATTCACTTACCTTTCCGGTGAGTTCTAGTTCAAGATTGTGGCGTTGTGAATCTAAAAGAAGTTTCACAGATGAGCGTTCATCATCTCTGAAATTATTAACGAAGTTATCAACTGCGAAGTCGTAGTTGAGGTTCTGTGCTAAATCAACAAACTGCTTTAGCAAACGAGTTGAGATTGGTGTTTCATAAACACCAGCGATTGCGTCATCACGCATTGACTTAGCAAGGTCTAACAATGTTGAAGAAGGAATAAACTTCTTTTCAATGTTAGTGTCGTACTCAAAGTTCAACTTCACATAGAAGCGGTCAGAGAACGCTTCATTAAACTTAGAAGTACCTCGGTACGAATCGTTGTAGCACATAGCGATAAGAAGATTTGGGTGAGCAGTAATAACTTCTCCTTCATGTTCAAGAAGTGTTAATACTCTGCGGTCATCTAATACACCATGTAATACAGAAGCGATTTTCTGTGGAAGGAAGTTCGCTTCGTCAATTACTAACACTCCACCATGTCTAAAGAAGTGTGTGAATAATCCGTCACGCCAAACTAACTTGCCGTCAGTATCAGGCACTAAGCGACCGAAGAATTGTGAAGGCTCTACACCTGCGTTGCATGACATAGACCCAAACTCCAAACCCTTCTTAGCAGAGTAAGTCATGAGTGAAGTTGTCTTTCCTGTACCAGCATGACCTTGAATCGCTACATTCTTTTTAGTTGTCATAGCGAAGTCATAGATTTGTTCTTCTGTTAGACCACCAGCAAACTTGCGTGGTACATAAGTGCGTACTGACTCGCTAGTTAAAGAAGGAATGTATGCGAGTGTGCTTTCTTCTTTATCCGCACGCTCTACTCGTTCAATAACTATCGGTGTGTATGTAGATTTGTTTTGCACCTCGGACTCCTTCTTGATAGTTGCAGACTTATCAGAGCGACCATCACTCCGATACTTACTTAGTAGTGCAGGGTCTTGCTCAATTAGTTGTGTTACTTCATTGACTACATCTTCAATAGTGCGAGATGAATCAAGATTGGTATGTCGTAGTCGGTATTGCTTAGTGAGTTTCTGAATCAACACATTTGGTATTTCATTATTAGATAGTGCAACTTCATCAACAGTTGTTAATGGTGTTGATAGCACTTCACCAATAATCGGATAAGTAAGTGTGCCGATTTCATGATAGGTATTGAGGTCACGCTGACTCCATGCGTTGCTCTCACCACGACCGCCATTCGTTACTCGCATGAATGTATGAATTGCGCCGTTATGACTTGCGATAATGAGTTGCTTAGTATCAGTTGCATTTACTTGACCACTTACGAGGATTGCGTATGACATTTATTTATTCCGTTTCTGTTAGTTGTTAGTTGTTTATGTCAGTATGAAGTTGTAGTTGTAGTTCCAACTCTGCAATTTGCAGGATTGTTTTATTTGCTTCCTTGCAGATTTCATTCACATAAGTTGCTAACTTCTTATGCGATTTGAGTTCACTTGCACGCCGTACCGAGTTGAATACGACTTCTTCTTTTGACCATTGAGGATTGAGAAGTTGATTGGCACTAAAGAGCGCACCAAGTAAATCCTCAACTGGTGGCAGAGATTGTTTCTTAAAGAAGTTACGCATTTTTATTATTCCGTTTCGCTATTTTCTTTATTGAGTCGTAGTTGTGTGAAGTTGCTACATCAACGATTTCTACATCAGGAGAGTTCACACTACGCAAGTGAGTGTCAATTACTTTTGTAATGCAAACCCCATAGTCGTAATCGTCAGGAGTTAATTCATTTTTATCCAGTATGAAATTGTCATTGGTGTCGTTGTAATAAACAGTTACTAAGAACGAGCGTTGTTTCATTTATTTATTCTCCTTTTTATTCAGTAACGATACGAGTTGTGAGTAGTTAGTAATGTCATCATCAACTAAGAGAGTGATACCAGTTTCATCAACAGTTGCGATTGTCATTACTTGTTCCCTTCATAGTGATAATTGCACTCAGTACCGACATCTACTTGCTTGCAAGTATTGGTATCTATTACGACATGGTGTGTCAAGAAGAATGTAAGTGCTAAAGAAGTAATAGCACCAGCGATAAACCCGACAACTAAGTGACCTCGTTTAGTTAGTTTCATTTATTTATTCTCCGTTTCTATTGTTAGTTAAGTGTTGAAGTAGTTGCAAGTGCAGACCAACCAGTATTTTCACAACGATAAGTAATTCCGTTGATTGTTATTTCATCACCGACAGATAGTGCGGTGTGTGTGCGATTTTCAGGAAGTGCAGGTTCAATAAAGTTGCGCCATAGATAGCCGTCATACACATTGGTATCGTGAAAGATAATGTCGCAGATAGTTTCATCAACCAATTCAGTTGTGTCGTATTCGGTATCAAAGGTTAAAGAAGTTACAGGGCGATTAAGAAGTTCAGGATTACTGAACGCCTTGTAAGTGATTGTGATTGTGTTGATTGTCTTAGCCATTTGTTACTCCGTTTCGTATTAGTTGATTTTTATTTGTGCAAGTTTATTTGCACACTCTCACTCACTAACTGCTCATAACAATTAGTGAGTGAGCGAATGTAAATAAATTATTAAGTTGTATTAGTAGGAAGTACGACCACCAATAACTCCGCAACGATAAATTGGAGTGAATAAATTATTTTGATTCATAACAGTATTGCAAAGTAATTTGCAATTATTTGATTGCGTACTCGTAAGCAATTTCATGTAAGAGTGATTGCGAGAGTTGCAGAAGTCATGAATGACAATTTATTTAGTCGGTGATTAAAACCAAGTTGCAATAACAATTTATTTTTTTAGAAAATAAAAAAGTTATTTTGATTTTCATTCCCGACTCGCAGACCTTGTGGGGGTGGCGGTGTCGTACAGGAGAAGTGTATAGGCACAGAGTCCGAGAGTGCAACTCGGCAACACGCAGTATAAATCGCATACTTTAGAGAGGTATTTATTGCCGATTGAATGAGTGGCGGATAACTGGGCGTTATTGCAGAGTAAGAGATAAAAGAAGAAACGCAAAGTTATTTTGTGTATTTATTTTCAGTAATGATTATGTAATGAATGTAAAAGAAGTTTATTTAATAATTATTTTGCTGTTGTTATTACCCGTACAGCGTAAGCGGTAACAATGTTAATAATTCAATGTATCTATTTGTATTTAGTAATTGCAAGTAGTTAAAGATGATTGCGAATGGGTGGGGTTCTAAAGGGGCGAAGCCCCTTTCAATAAAGAATGAATAGTGTGTGTCAATTACTCATAGAGAATAGATAAAGAAGATAGAGATAGATACATTCATAAGTGTTGCCATTGAATGTTTCTTACATAGCGTTGATACATAGTTGCATAATCACAATGTAAATTGTTAGTGATTCACAATGCGATTAGTAGTTGATAACAACTTGCAAAGTGACCGGATAGTCTGGTGGTATTCGCACAAAGAATTAAATAAAAATAAGCAGTAGCCAATAGTTATTTAATACCGCTATCAAATCTGCTATCAAACAATTTAATTTCGTTGTTATTACGCAGAGATAGAACAATTAAAACTTCTTTTAGAAACAAGTTGCAAAGATAATCACAAGTTAAAAAACAAACAGACCCCACCATTAAGTCAAATTACGCACAACTACAGCCAGGTGAGAGGCATGGTTGAGGGTGTGGAGGTTAGGCAGTAGCCGTTTTAGCGCTCTTATCTAGGTTGCAACGGGCATGGGAGGGCTTTACGTTGGATATCAGGTCAGTTCCGCCCTTAGATAGGGGTATCACATGGTCTAAATGTAGGCCACCTTCCCAACCAGGTTCGCCACAGTGTCTAGTGAGCCTCATATCTATAGACAAACCACAGATGTGGCAATCTGTACCCCATAAATCCAACACATCTCTAAAGGTATAGGAAGCTGAGATAGCTCTTTTGCGTCTAGCACGATGTCGTCGCTCTTTAACCCGCTGTTTCTCAGGATATCTTTGGCGATAGTTGCGTTCGTGCTCTCTAGCCTTCTCTATGTTCCGGTGTCTCCAAGCAACCTCAATATCTCTGTGGTGCTCAATGTTAGACTTTCGGCGGTTTCGCTCATAGGCAGATGCAGCAGCCTTGCACTCTTGGCAAGCTGTGCCATGAATCTTGCGGCAACGGTAGTAATCAGAGATACCAGCGCCATGAACAAGCGGTTCCATAGGAAGACTATACCTCCCCTAGTTGATATTTTTTTATCCTGTAACAGCTAGGCAGTAGCTCTATTCTTAGCTTATATGCGCCATGACCCATGGATGTGTAAGGGATGTGGAAAGGTCTACGTCGTTCCTACCCTTGCACGAGACTGCGAAGCTAAACATGAAGAGGAAAACGCCCTATGAATCAACCTCCACTTCCTGGAATGGGTAAGGACGCCATCAAGGGCAAGAAGAAGCCATCTGTCACTCAGCCAAAATTACCTGGCATGGGCACAATGAAGCGTACAAAGGCAGCAAAGCCAGAGACACCGGTTGAAAAGCCAGCACGAGCTAAGAAACTCTCCTCTATGGCTAAGTTAGGCCAAGAGATGGACCAGGGTCATTTGCCTATGTACATGACAGCTAAGGAGATGACCACTCATCTAGATATGGGTGATGCTCCGATTGCGTTAGAGACGCCGTTTCGTGGAAAGAAGAACGCCCTTCGTAAGCGTGTTGAAAACCGCACTATGAATAAGAAGTTAAACGAAGCTCGTGTGGGTAAGGCTATGAACGCTCACAGCGCTCGTTGGAACGATAGTGACCCTACCTTTATGGACTCTCTTAAAGAAAAGGGCTATGACTATAACGAAGGTGGCTCTTTCCCTATCAGTATGCGTGGAGGTAGCAAAGGCATTATGACCAATGGTCATCACCGTGTTGCAGCTCTTCGCCATTTGAACTCTCAGCAGTTCTTGCCGCTTAGGTGGAACCGATGAGCGCCCAAGACAGCCTCTCTTCTAAGCAGTTCAACAAGCCATTAACTCGTCCAGCTGAGATGACAGAGACTGATATGCGTCCTGGCGCTAAGAACTTTCCTCGTAAGAAATTTAACGTCCACAGTGAGATGGGCAAGTCATGGAAAGCCGTGACACCACCAAATGCCTTTGACTCAAAGACCGGAGAACAGGTACCTGTTGAGCCAGGAACCATCTCTATCGTCACACCTCAAAATGGTTCGGCATGGACCGATTGGCCTGAACATACCGATAAGTCCAAGATTAGAGAAGCTAAGAAGATAGTGAAGAACAACTTGACTCGTGAGGCCCAGAAGAGCAAAGACCCAAAGGTTCGTATGAATGCTCGTCAAGCTTCTTATAAGGCTAATCAGATACAAGCGAGTTTGAAAAAGACGAAATGAGTTCTCTTTCTCAGAATCAGTTCACAAGTCATATGGAGAAAGAACGCTCAGAAGCCGATAACGTAGGCGCCACAATGCCAGATGACAAAGCTACCGTTGGAGCCAATAGTCTCTGATAGGCTGACCACATTGGTCTGTAGCTCAGTTGGCAGAGCGGGGCACTGTTAATGCCTAGGTCGTAGGTCCGAGTCCTACCAGACCAGCTTGAAATCTTCCCTCAAAAGAGTAATGTGGCCCGTGTAGCCGTTACTGAGAGGAAAGAAAATGAATCTTGAAAAATATCTGCCCTACTTATTGGTAGGAGCAATAGCCATTAGCGTATTAGCCGCTTACATGGTTAATCATGGCTAAGGGGTATCAATACGACTTCTTTGGTCAGGAGTGGCATATTAACTGTGGCTGTTGCCAGGAGCCACTCTTTGGACAGACACGTAGCATGATGGCATCCATATACAAGTATCACACAAAGAACGAATGCCTAGGAGGGTATTGATGGCTAAAGACTTTATGATTGAGAAACAAAGCGTCGTGGATGAAAAGCGATTGCGGGCGTTAGGGTGGCTTACTACCGATGAGTTCTTGCAAAAGTTCAGCGTCGGGCTTGAGTACTACTTGAAAGAAAACACCTATCTCGGCAGTGACGAGAAGGCACTTCATCATCCAGAAGATTTAATCTTGAATGTTCAGAGCTATGTTGAGGCTGCATATCATGTCCTTGCGAGTTTTGCGCCCGCACCTGAGAAGAAAGCCAAGTGATACCAAATGGGCAAATGGGAACAACACGAACTACCCTTTCATGAAGCATATAAAGAGGCTTATCATCCTCACCAAATGAACGCCTCTCAATTCCCCAAAGAAACTAAGAAGAGGAAAGAAGAGTTCTACTCTGCCGTTTCTAAGAAACAAAAACCTGACCCTGCTACTGTTGAGGCCATTCTTCAAGAGGAGGAGAACCTTTGGGAGAGCTAGGCTTTGATTATCACAAAGCAATGACAGAAGGTCACGGCTATAACGAAGAGATTGCTCGTCGTTTGAGAGCTGAGGGCATCAAGTGCACAGTTCCGGAGTTAACGTTAGTAAGCAGTGCTGCTGAGATTGCTCACATGACTAAGACCGATAAAGACATCATCTGTGATGACTTAAATTTGGTATTGGAAGTTAAGAGCCGTTCTCTTAGATTTACAGGCGTTGTAAAGAAGTTTCCTGATTGGGACATCATTGTTGATACTGTCTCCGGCTTTGATAAGAAGGAGGTGAAGCCTTACGCCTACATCATGATTTCTCAAGTTACTCAAGAGACATTGGTAGTACCTACCAGTTCATTCCCCACTTGGATAAAAGAGAAACGTTTTGACCCGTTCCGTAAACATTGGGACACATTTTATAAATGCCAGAAGGATGAGTTCTGGACATGGAATGAATTTATTACTAATTTGAAGGGGATGTAATGAAGGTCGGTAATAACGCAATTTATGCAATCGTTGATGGCGATGAAGATATGAGTTGGACATCTCAAGCCTCTTGCATAGGAACAGACCCAGAAGCTTTCTTTCCAGAAGATAAAGGCTATGACTACACACCAGAGGTAAAACGTATCTGTAATAACTGCCCTGTTAAAAATGAATGCCTAAGCTTTGCCGTTAGATATCGTGTGCAGGGCTATTGGGGTGGAACTACAGAGCAAGAGCGTCGTCGTTTAAGGCGTTACAACTTAGTTGCTTAAATCCACTCTTCCAAAGATTCCTCAGCACTGACCCTTCTAGAATGGGTGCGCTCTGTGTGGCAGTTTGAACAGACCAGCTCACACTTATCAATCTCATCTTGAAGGGTCTGTATGGAGACGCCCTCACGAACCAGGTTAGCTACAGCCCCACGCTTCTCTCCTGCCACATGGTCAAACTGCATGATGTAGGGCGGATAGATTACCCCACAGTCCATGCAGGGAGTCGTGGATTTGATTTCATCTACAAAGGCTTTATTCCTCTGTCTAATCCTGACATTAACCTTAGCCACGTTTGCCTTAATAGCCTCTGAGTTTCTAGCGTAATGTCGGCGCTGAGCCTCTAATTGATTGGCTTTATCCTTAAATGGCATAGCGAACACTTTACACTATAACCATGAACTGCATTAAATGTGACCATGCGATTGAGTATGGTGTCTGCACTGTGGACACCTGCAAATGCATCTGCATGACCACTGAGCTTGAAAGGGGCGAAGATGACCGTTAAGGTCTATGGGCCATATGCTGATAAGCAAAAGGGTGGTCGTAAGAGAATGGTCAAGTACAACAACGAGACCGGCAAGATGACCTCTACTAATGCAGCCCGTTACAAGAAAGAACAACAACTAGGGCGCAAACTCCGCAAGGATGAAGATGTTGACCATACCGACAATAACAAGCACCATGACGGTATCAAGAACCTTAAGGTTATGAGTCACTCAAAGAATGTAGCAAAAGGCAACCAGCATAGAAAGAAGAAGGCTAAATAATGGCACTAGGCAATGTAGGTAATCCAGTCCCACCAGTAACAACAGCTCAACCAGGAACAGCAGCTCGTATGCTTGAAGTTGCTAAGTCACAGGTTGGCGTTATTGAGGGTCCAAAAGACAACGAAACAATCTATGGAGCTTTCACAAAGACTGACTTCCAAGCATGGTGTGGCGCCCTAATGATGTGGTGCGCTGATAAAGCTGGAGTAAAGATTCCTAACACTGTATACACACCAACAGGTGCAGCAGCCTTTAAGAAGATGGGTAAATGGGCAGATGCCGCTAATGCTCACCCACAACCAGGTGATTTGATTTACTTCTCATTTATCCCACATGCTCTTCCATCTAGTCCAATTCAACACGTCGGTATTGTGGTTAAGGACAACGGGGATGGAACCGTAACAACTGTTGAAGGAAATACAACTCCTGACTCAAAGCCAAAGGGTTCCCCTAATAACGGCGGAGAATGCGCTATGAACGTCCGTGCATACAAGGTGGATAACAAGCGTCACCTCTGGTGTTCTATCGTCGGATTCGGGCGCCCAGACTATGCAGATGCGACCTCTGACCATCCAGCTACCCCACCAGCTCCTAAATCTATCCCACCGTTCCCAGGACAGATTAAGCCTGGCGATAAGGGTGACGGAGTCAAGCTCATCCAGCAAGCCCTTGATTTGGACGCTGACGGCGAATACGGCCCTGCTACAAAGAAAGCAATTATCGCAATTCAGGACAGTCACGACCATTTGGACTCAAATGGCGTCGTAGGACCAGCTACCTGGGCTGAGATTATGAAGCATCTGGACTAATCGGACATTTACCTAAGAGCCCCCCTGGATGCTATCCTAGGGGGGTTCCTTATTAGGGGGTAGAGATGACAACCATCGTGGGAGTCCAGTACGACGATAGAGCAGTCATTGTTGCTGATAATCAAGTAACTGACTTCTCAACAAGTTCAATGCGTCGTCTTAATCATCCAGATATGAAGAAAATTGCACAACGAGGACCCTTCCTGGTTGCAGGTAGCGGCGAGGTTTCACCATGCGATATTGCACAACACTTTTGGAATCCACCAAAGATTACGGTAAAAGACCGTGAAGACCTCTACCACTATGTAATTACAAAGGCTATGCCTTCTTTGCGTAAATGTTTAACCGATAATGGCTTTGACTTTAATGAAGGCAAAAGCGATAGCAAAGCAGATGGTGGCGAACAACGTTTCCGTTTCATTATGGCTGTTGGTGGAGAGCTTTTTGATATCGCAGACGATTTATCGGTTTGCCGAACAGATGACGGATTTTACGGCGTAGGGTCTGGAGCAGACTTTGCTTTAGGAGCTTTGGCTGCTGGAGCAACTCCAGAAGAGGCTGTGGAGATTGCTTGTCGCTTTAGTGTTTATTCTTCAGGACCGCTCCTAGTTATGGAGCAAGAGAAGTAATCTGATAGGGTTTATCTATGGAACAACTTTCAAATAGAAAGCAAAAGATTGAAGACCGCAAAGCTCTTCAACTAGAGACTCTTATTGCTAAAAAACAACAGGAAGCTACAGAGCGCTGGACTAACGTTCAGATTAAGGCTGCTGGGTTTCAATCTGTGCTGGACTACGCCGTAGACCAGTACAATCAACACAAGGAAGAATTAGACGAAGAAGTGATTACAAAAACAGAAGAAATGATTAAAGAACGTCAAGCAGAAATTGAAAAGTTCTTGATGACAGAAAAAGACTTGTATTTAGAAGCCATGGGTATTCAAGCTGACTGATAATAGGTCAGTGAGCAAAAACAACTCGTTTGAAACCGGCAAGGGTAAACACGGCAAGAAAGCTGTCATCTTTGATTTAGATGGAACTCTTGCTGATACCAACGACCCTAAAGGTCACCATAAGATTAAGCACGAAGGGTTTCGTCAGCACATCAATGAGGCTGATGCAATTCCAAAGACTGTAGAAAAACTCCGTAAAGCCAAAGACAAAGGCCGAGACGTAGTCATCCTCACTGCTCGTTCTGCCCACTACCGTACAGACACAAAGTCCTGGCTCCATAAGCACGGCATCCCCTACGACTCTCTTGTTATGCGTCCCACTGACGACCAACGCAAGGACAAAGTCGTAAAGGAAGACCTTCTCAGAGAAGATGTCTTGCCTAACTTTAAAGTGAAGAAAGCCTACGACGATAAGTCAAAAAATGTTAAAATGTTCCGTAGCGAGGGCATTGAGGCGAAGAGAGTCAAATGAAAGACGGATTGAAACTAACAGGAAATATTATCCTACGTATTATCGCAGTATTCGCTGCTTCAGGCTTATCAGTCATCGGTGCTGGCTCTGTCGCTGGAATCTCTGTACTTAAAGCTGTAACAGTTGCTGGTCTTACAGCAGTTGCTGCAGTTGTTGAAAAGCTTGCTCGTGGATTCATGAATGATGGAAAGCTTGACATGGATGAAATCAACGCAGCATTTGCAGCAGTTGATGTTAACTCCAAGACTGCAGCTGACCTTCAAGTTGAAGCTAAGCAAACAGGTCAGGACATTGTTATCTCAGCACAGGGTGGAACAACTGCTGTTGCTCCTGCAGCTCCAGCAACTCTTGATGTTCCTGCAGAAGCAGCTGACCCTAACTACAACTAATTACCAGTCTTATAAAATCCTGAGCCTTTGAACTGAAGGCCAAAAGGAGTAAAGACTCGTTGAAGAGCGTAGCCACACTTGTCGCAGGAGTACGTTGGTTCTGCATCATGGATGCTACGCTCTTTCTCATAATCTAAGTCGCAGTTGATGCAGGAGTATTCGTACTTTGGCATGGCGAGTATCTTACACGAGAGTAGACTAACAGCATGATATCTCAGACTGAATTTGGCCAAAATTCTATTACGGCTAATAAACAAGCTATGCCTGAGAAAGACAAGTTTGATGGCCCATCTGGTATTAACACTTCAGGTGAGCAAAATAAGTTTGCAGCAAATTCTAATTCTTCTTTAGCAAAGCCTGGATTTTCAAGCTAATGACACTCACAGAGGAAATTGAGCTTACTGCACAAGACCGCTGTGATAGGTGCAGTGCTAGAGCCATGGTTAGGGCCAAGTTTTTACATGGGGAGCTTTTCTTCTGCGGTCATCATGCCCGTGAGACTGGGTACACACTTTTGTTAAAAGCCGTGTCTGTGTATGACCCAGAAGGGCTTTTGGTGTATGAAGACCACTAATGAACTAACAGACATTGATTACTACAAACTTTGGCAACCAATCTCTGGTCAACAGTTTAATGGTTTAGGTATGTATGGAGACAGTAAGCAAGACGTTGGGGCTTACGATAAAGAGAATTTGGATAAAACTTCATGAGCAATCTCAGTCATCAATTTGATGGTGCAGAACAGGCATACGAAGATGCACAACGTCGTCGCTATGCTCGCAGACATGAGTCAGGCTTTGTTGGTAATGGCTTCCTAAGTGGAATCTATCCTGGAGTTGTTGGTGGGTTTGGTACTGGAACAATCACACAAACACAATCTGAACAGTATGAAAATCCAATTCAAGAACTTGGCGAAAACACAGGTGCTATTGGAAGCAATGGCGAAGAAACTAATGAGACTGCAAATACCGGTTCTGGTATGGGTGAAGGTGGCACTGCAGTAACAGGTGCAGCAGGTGGGTCAATGCCATGAGCAAACAACTAAACCGTAAAATTTTAAAGATTAATAATCGTTCTAGTGTTAAACAAGTTTTTCAGTATGTAGAACCTACATTTAAGTCTGTTGCTAATCCGTCAATACTTTCATGGGCAAGTCGTGGAAGAGGAGTTGAAGGAGAGTCAACAAACTCACAAGACCTTGGTTCAAAGCAAATTATTAATAAGCGTAGAAAACCAATGTAACTTCTGCTTTAATTAGCACACGAAGAGGGCCTGACAAGTTTCCGAGGGGTCACTTGAAACAACTGCGTACATTCGCAGCACAATCTGAAGTTCGTAAACGGATTACACAAACAAGTTTAGGTGGAGCTACTCTATTCTGCCTTTCCTTGGCATTCGCTCAAGGCGCTCACGCTGACGAGGTCACTCAAAATCCCGTTGTTGTTCCATCAAACGATTCAACGAATAGCGTTGTGCTTCAGCCGATTGTTGCATCCACGGTTGTTGATGGCGCCACGGTTGTATCGGTTTCCAGCGCTTCAGGCACATTACAGCCAGTACCCACAGCAGAACCACAGGCATCAGGAGCATCAGACCAAACGCCAACACCAAACTCAACCACATCCACGACTCCATCTACTTCTTCTTCTTTATCAAACTCTTCGTTAAACGTTTCGTCAACTCCTGCTCCCGCTCCAACGCAGAGTCCATCGCCTTCACCAAGTCCAACATCTTCTTCCAGTCCTTCTGATAATTCAGCGCAGCCTGTTGTGCTTGAGCCAATTCCTGCTCCAAGCGCCGAGTCTTCTTCCACCATAGCTCTGCCACAAATAGCCTCCAAGATTGAAACTGCTACCGCTACGGTGCAGATTGCTGTAACTAACTCTACTACCACTCTCCAAGCAATCCCTGATGTAACTACGAAAGTTGCAGAACTTCCTGTAGCTCAGGCAGCGATATCAACGGCAACTGCTGCAATTCAAGATACGACTACAAAAGTTACTCTTGCACAGCAGGCCTACGACACTGCTACGGCAACTGCTGCTGTTGTACCTGTTGCTCAATCTGGAGTAGACGCTGCAACTGCTGTAGTTGCGGATAAAACGTCTATTGTTGTTCTTGCACAAACTGCAGTTGATACTGCAACTGCCACAGTCGCATCAACTGCCTCAACAGTCGCTGCGTTACAGGATGCCCAACCTGCATTAGATGCTGCCGCTGCTTGCACAGAGGGTTCAGCATGCGTTCACTTCTATACTAATAATGCTGAGCTAGGTCCTTTGCATGACCAGATTTCTGCAGCACAAACATCAGCAGACGCTGCAGTTGCTGCAGCAGCTGACGCAGTTGTAGCTAATCAAGCAGCAGAAGATGCTCTCAATGCACATACCCCAATTGTTATTGCAGCTCAAGAAGCTAACGCTGTAGCTAGAGATGCTAACGATGTGGCTCAAGCCGCTTTTACTACAGCTAATCAAGCTGTTGCTGACCAACAGGTAGTAGTAACGCAAGACGTTACTAATGTGGCAACCACACAAGCTGCAGCAACGGCCTCTGCTGCACCTGGGTTAAATGTAACTGTATACAGTGACCCGCAGTATGCAGCTCAACCACCAGTAGGTGCGGGAACCGTTGTTCGTACAACAACTACTTCAAACATTAACTATCAGTGGGGTAGTGGTTCAGTTATGGGCGGACCGTCTGACCGTGTACAAGTTAAGTTTGAAGGAAATATTACTTCTGATACAACAGGAAATATTCAGTTCTATGCACCAGCAGATGACGGTACCAAGCTTTACGTAAACAACACTCTAGTTATTAACGACTGGCGTGATAAAGGTGGTGGAGGTTCACAGTCCGCACCTATTGCGTTTACAGCTAATGTTCCTAAGCCAATTACACTTTGGTTTTATGAAAATGGTGGAGGCGCTTCTGTTTCTCTCTACTGGTACAAAGCAGGAAGCTCTGGGTACACACTTGTTCCAGCATCAGCATTTACACGTGGAACAGTTGACCCTGCTTTAGCAGCGGCTGTTACATCTGCTCAAGGAACACTTCAA